TAAATAACAATGTGGGCGTGAAGATCAACTCTGTCGATCTATCCGACCATGTAACAGCAGTAACAATCAACCGAGTATTCGATGAACTAGAAGTAACTGCGATGGGTGACTCAAGTCACAAGTTCGTAAAAGGCTTAGAGTCATCAACAGTAACAATCGACTTCCTAAACGACACAGCATCAGCAAATGTATTGGCAACACTACAAGCTGCATGGGGAACAACAGTCACAGCTGTATTCCTACAGACAAAGGGAACAGCAGTCTCAGCGACTAACCCTCTTTATACTGTATCTTTGTTAGTCAATAACACAACAGACATTAACGGTGCTGTTGGAGACATTGGCACACAGTCAATCACATTTACTGCTAACTCAACAGTTGCAGTAGCATCAACAGGTACATTCTAAACAATTAAACAAAGGGGCTAAACATGGCAAGACTAAAGATCGTTCGACAAGATGGAAGTGTATTAGAAGGCGAGATTACTCCAGCAGTGGAGTACGCGTTCGAGATGTACGCTAAAAAGGGTTTCCATAAGGCTTTCCGCGATGAGGAAAAGCAAAGCGATGTTTATTGGTTGGCATGGGAAGTCACACGCAGGTCAGGTGAGACTGTTAAGCCATTTGGGATGGACTTCATTGAGACACTAAAAAGTGTTGAGGTGCTTGATTCCGACCCTTTAGCTTAAAGCGCGATCTACCACTCACCTACCTTATTGCTAGGCTAAGCATAAGGTTAGGGATCGCGCCACAACATTTATTAGAGTTAGACAAAGTAATGCTAGATGCTTTACTTGAAGGCTTACGAGATGAAGCGAAGGAGATCAAAGATGCAAGTAGAAATACTAGGAAACGCTGATCTTCGCAGAGCACTTCGTAGGTTTGCTCCAGATTTAGAAAAGGCTTTAAAAAAAGAAATAGCCTCTGCCCTTAAGCCAGTTGTTAGACAGGCTAGGGGTTTTGTGCCATCTAGTTCACCTTTAAGTGGATGGACTGCTAGGTCATTTAGCGAAGGAACTTTTCCACCATTTAACGCATCACAAATTAAATCTGGTATTGGCTACAAAACAACACCTTCAAAAGTAGATCGCAACGGATTTAGTTCTATGGCTAGAATTGTTAATGCCTCTCGCGCAGGTGCAATTTATGAGGGCGCTGGTCGTATTGGGCCTCAGCCTTGGGTTGGCCCTAAAGCTGGTAGCAATAGCAATAAGGTAAGCAAATCTATAAACCCTAATGCTGGACAGCAATTTATTGATGCTTTGCCACCGCTAACAGGCAGTCTAAAAGGTAGAGGCCGTTTAATCTTTAAGGCATGGTCACAGAATCAAGGTAGAGCAGAAGGCGCTGTGCGTAAAGCAATCTCAACGGCAGAGCAAGAATTATACAGGCGATCTAACTCAGCAAATCTTAAGAGGGTCGCTTAATGAATATCAATGAAGTAATCAATATATCCTCGAAAGCGGATCTTAAAGGTTTTAAGCAAGCTGAAACAGCAAGTCAAAAATTAGGACGAACAGTAAAAAATCTTGCTGGCACTTTTGGTCTAGCCTTTGGTACTGCCGCTGTATTAAACTATGCAAAGAAGTCTGTTAAAGCTGCTGCCGATGACCAGAAGGCACAACAGCAATTAGCCCTAGCATTAAAGAATGTTGGCTTAGAGCGAGATGCTGCAAGCACTGAAAAATACATAGGTCAGTTACAATCAGAATTTGGCATACTTGATGATCTTCTTCGTCCTGCCTATCAGAGACTAGCGGTAGCCACACAAAACACAGCCGAGAGCCAGAGACTTCTAAACCTTGCATTAGACATTTCGGCCTCAACTGGCAAGGATGTTGTTTCAGTTAGCACAGCATTAAGTCGTGCATTTTTAGGTAACAACACAGCACTTACTCGTTTAGGTGTAGGACTTAGCAAGGCTGATCTAAAGACTAAATCTTTTGAAGAAATTACTAATCAATTATCAGACACCTTTGCTGGATCTGCTACTGCCGCAGCTTCTACTTTCTCAGGTCAGTTAGGTATTCTTTCAGCAGGTGCAGCAGAGGCCACAGAGATTATTGGCACTGGCCTTATTGATTCACTAAAACTGCTCAGCACAGGTGGGTCTATTTCTAATGTAGTTACAGACATGCAAAGCCTAGCAACAGCCATCTCTGACACAACTACAGGCATAGCACTATTTATTAAAGAAATTAAAGCAATCCCAGTTTTAGGATCTGCTCTAGGTTTCTTATTTGAGGATATTGGCACAGGCATTATCTTTAGCAAGGCTGGCAAAGAAAGACGAGAGCGCCTGTCTTACAATAAAAATGAGCACATGTCTAAGATGGCTCAGGTCAAGTCAGACACAAAAATTACTAAGCTAGGCTCACAGCAACTATCGACTGCAAAGAAGTTAGCAGCAACGCAAAAGCAAATAGCTGCTGAAAAAAAGAAGCAAGAAGTGCTGGACAAAGCAGCTTTAGTATTGGCAGAAGGCCAGAAGTTATTTGATGAAGAAGGTATCCAACTAGCGGCAGCTGCACAAGGTAAATTAACAGATGAAGAAAAGGCTCGTCTAGCCATTAAGAAAGACATCTATGATCTAGAGGCAGCAATCAATGAAGGTAATGTTAGTGCCGCTGCTAGGTTGGCTAACAGCATGGTATCTAATGCTCAAAAACTAGCAGCGCTTCGGACGGATATGGATAGCCTCAACTACATACAAAATCCATTTGATGCATGGCTTTTAACTATACAAAAGATGGCTTACGAATTATCTATGTTGGCTATGGTCAAGCCTGTAACTGATGCTTCTGCTTTCTTTACTCCAGAACAACAAGCTAGAGCCGATGAACTTTCAAGATTAAAAGCAAAGATTCAGAAAAAGATTGATGCTCAAAACACTTCTGCACTTTTGCCAGCAGGTTCTTTGCCATCAAGCAACGCGGGAACATTTAACGAAGGCCCAGATGCAGCAAGAATGTTTAATCAAATGAGCATGGGTGCTGTTGGTGGCGGCAATACATCTGTCATTGTAAATGTTGCTGGCTCAGTATCAACAGAGCGCGATTTAGTTGCAGCCATTACTCAGGGGCTTTACACACAACAGGCTTCAGGTACTCCAGTAACTTACAGTACGGCTTACTAATGGCATTACCAGCAACCCCTATAGTCAAGATTAACTTGACTGGTGGAGCATCTTTTGGTGATCCATTTGTGCTAGATACTTCTGAGCTTGACTTTGCCATCCTTGCAGATCCTGGCACTGTAATCATTGATGTATCTAATCAGGTTGCTAAGATCGATACACGCAAAGAGCGCAACCTATTTCAGGATAAGTATCAGTCAGGCTCTGCCACAGTACGCATTACAGATGAGAATGGTGACTGGAATCCTCAGTCGGTTACGAGTCCCTATTATCCCAATCTTGTACCTCTGCGCTCAATTATTATCGAGGCAGACTATCTAGGCACTGTCTATCCAATCTTTAAGGGTTACATTACGGAGTATCTCTACACTTACCCTAAAGATCAGGAAATCGGCTATGTCGATCTAATCTGCTCAGATGCCTTTAGATTAGTCTTTAACTCCAATGTAACTACAGTAACAGGGGCAGTAGCAGGGCAAGGCACTGGCACACGCATTGACAAGATCCTAGACACTATCGGTTGGCCTTCAAGCTCTAGGTCAATTATGACTGGCAACACTCTATGTCAGGCAGATCCAGCAACTACACGCTCTGCACTACAAGCTATAGAGACTGCAACCTTTACAGAGCAGGGAGCCTTCTACTTTGACAAGGCTGGCAACGCAGTTTTTAAGGATCGCACCTTTGTCTATGAATCTCCAGCTGAAGCACCTACAGTCTTTTCCAATGCCACTGGATCTTCAGACATTCCGTATGCGGGAATTACCTTTGCGCTGGACGATAAAACCATTGTGAATTCAGCCAGTGTTACACGCATAGGGGGAGCGACTCAGACATCTTCAAACGCTGATTCTATTGCTAAGTTCTTTCTCCACAGCATTACAGCCAATGACATGCTCATGCAGACAGATGCTGAGGCTCTCGATCTTGCCTCTAACTTTGTCGCATCTCGTAAGGACACAACCCTTAGAATTGAAACAATTACCCTTGACCTAGTAACTCTAGGCTATGGGGCAGGGGTTACAGCTGCACTGGACTTAGATTACTTTGACCCTATGCAGATCACAAATGTGAATGTGGCAGGAACTACTATTGTCAAGACTCTCCAATGTCAAGGCATAGCACACAGCATTACGCCTAACACATGGCGCACTACCCTTACAACACAGGAAAACATCCTCGATGGCTTCATCTTGGATTCGACATTATACGGTATCCTTGACACATCCGTATTGGCATACTAGGAGAATAAATGACTTATCCATTTGTAGCAGGTGATGTACTTACAGCAGCAGACATGAACTACCTGCCTACCTACACACTCAACGCTCAGACTGGCACTACTTACACAGCGGTTGCTAATGACCAATACAGCAAGCTGATCACACAGTCCAACGCTTCTGCAAGTACCGTTAGAATCCCTACAAACGCCACTACAGCCTTTCCTATCGGTACTGTGATCAATGTGATTAACATCGGCGTAGGCATCTGCACAATCAATGCAGTGACCTCTGGCACTACTACTATCCTTTCTGCTGGAGCAGTACCAGCCTCACCTACCCTTGCACAATACAAAGCCGCATCATGCATAAAGACTGGCACAGATGCTTGGTATGTAATCGGTGGCGTTGCATAATGTTTGGAGTCTCACTAGGAATTATAGATAGCGGTGGTGCAGGGAGTGCACCTGCATCCTTTGAGCCGATTCAGACTTTGACTGCCGCAGGTGGCGAGACAAGCCTGTCATTTACTAGCATCCCTAGCACCTATAAGCATTTACAAATTAGAGGAATTAGTAGAGCTTCTGTTGCTAGCACAGGTACATCAAATGTTAGCTTGACACTTAATTCTGACACTGGCAGTAACTATTCTGTGCATCGAGTTAATACTTATGACGGCACTCTTTTTAATGTACAAGGTTTAGCAAATTGGCCTTACATTTTTTTGCCAGCTCAACCAAATGACTCTACTACTGCAAATTGTTTTATGGCATCAATTATTGATTTAATTGATTACGCATCAACTACAAAGAATAAAACAGTAAGAGTTTTTGGCGGGTCTGAAACTAATGTGATTGATAATACTAGCTCGACAGCTCTTATATCGGGGGGTTGGTATTCAACATCGGCAGTTACATCAGTGCAAGTAAAAGCAAATACAAGTAGTTTTAAAGCTGGTTCTACTTTTGCACTCTATGGAATTAAGGGGTAACAGATGGCAACAACATACGAGCCAATAGCTACTTCTACGCTAAGTGGTAGCACATCGGAAACTACATTTACATCTATTCCTGCTACTTACACCGATTTGAGACTAATTTTTGTTGGTAGTTCAGCTTCTCAAGGGATTCGTGTCCAATTTAATGGAGATACTGCAACAAATTATTCTTATACACTTTTAAGAGGAAACGGCACTACTGCCACTTCATCTACAACTACCACAACTCAAGACATATCACTTGGTAGTATTACTTCAACCTATCCAAGTATGCTAACTTGCAATGTATTTTCTTATGCAGGTTCAACTTGTAAGATTACATTAAATACCGCAGCTGAAGATCTCAATGGTAGCGGAAATGTTAGAGGATTAGTAGGATTATGGCGCAGCACCTCTGCGATTACATCTTTGCGAATTTATGGTTTTTCTGGTTCTAACATTACTGGAACCGCTACTCTTTATGGGATAAAAAATGCCTAGTACTTACTCTTTAATCAAAGGCGAGACACTCGCATCGGCCGCGGCTTCTTATACTTTCAGTGCTATTCCTAGCACTTATACGGATTTAGTGTTGAGGATGTCAGTTCGCATAACTGCTGCCGCAAATTTTGATGTTGCTTTATTGCGTTTCAATGGTTCAAGTTCATCATATAGCGGAACATGGGTTGCAGGTAATGGTAGTGCTGCTTCCTCAGGTTCTCTTACGGCTGGAACCTAT